GCCTTTTCGATACCGTAATCGCCCTTCCAACTTTACTGAACTTCGGAAAACACCGTTCTTCGAAGGTTCAATCCAGTATAGCGATTATTTGGAGATTATGCAAGACAATACAAACCCCCGGCCATGGCCTAAGTCTTGGTCTTTCACAGACCATGCCAAATCGATACAAGGTGCCAACGGTGGCATCGAATATCCAAGCGGCTATTCTAAACTTAAGAACTGGTCCGGTTTGGAACGTATTGGTACGCTGAGATCCATAGTTCAAGAGCTTCTCGATGAAAATCGATACATTCCTCTTGAATTTCAAGAAAATAACTCTTTCGAGTTAATTCCGGCGTTATTCGATCTTGATGGAACTATAGCCATGTTCACACGCAAGTTTTGGCGTGAGATTAACTATGGTGCCGTTAACTGGGGTATACTTCCCTTTATTTCGGATATTAAATCCTTAATAAATTCGGTAAAGGATATCACAGAGAATCGAATTTCACGTGATCTATCAGCTCGGCGCAAAGAGCTTACGAGGTCTGTTGGAAGATCCCGTAATGGTGTTTCTGTTGAGGGCAAGATTCACTATGCTGGAGACATCCAGATAAATGAGCCTAACCTTTCTGCAGAGCACCTTGCGCTCTACCTCTTGCTTGACGAGCTTGGGGTTCATCCGGACTTGAAGACTGTGTGGGATATTATCCCTTTGTCGTTCGTCGCAGATTACTTCCTTCCAGTCGGGGACTATCTTGAGTCCGTGCACCCTCGCGGGTGGTACTCGCCTGTAATAAACTTCTCTGGTGGTATTTCCTTTAAAGGAAAAGCTACAGTATACCCTTACAATTGGTATTCTGAGTCATCCTATAATGGTTCACCTGCCAAAGTTACTTATTACTATCGAAGTACTGGAGCCTTCACTGGTTCTACTCGCCCTCCGGTTTCCCCTCAGTGGTCTGCGCCAAATGCACGACAGTTGTTTAACACAGCCTATCTTGCTCGGGCTAGACATCGATGAGGAGTGAACGGTATGTCTTTCAATCAAATAGTCATAGGATCTGAGACTTTTAACAGTGCTGGTCCGGGCAAGTACATAAACAGTACTTGTACGTTTGGCGGTCCTGTGGATTATATCCGCATTTCCCCTGGCAGTCGTAATACCAAAACTGGCATTACCACGGCTTCGGTTCTCCGCTATAAAGAAACCGATGTAACAGTCGGTTCTCTGACCCAGCGTCACTCTGTTTCCGTACAGACAATCATTCAGATGTCTGATCGCGGAACCGTCAGTGATGCTGATGCTGTCTTTGCTTCCACGTCAACTTTCATTGACGCTACCACATTGACTCGGATCCTTAACGGCGAAAACTAACATGCGTCCCGCTCTCTTAACTGTAAGGAGCGGAGTATGCAGTTCTACCCGCGCGGCTTTTGCCGCATAACTATTCGTGAAGCCTTTAAAAAGCTCATGGATGACCTTGATGTTGATCAAGCGTCAAAGAGTTACGCCTTAAGGAGACTTTCTTACGAAGGTCTTTCTTTCTTGACGAAGACTCTTCCTCTCTACTCTAAATTTGTCTTGGCTTCCTTGGAAAGGGGTTCTCTCCTTCCTCGGTCGTCAATGTCAAATTTCAGTTGGAAAGGGGCTCTCCCCGTATTTCTACGGAGTTTACTCCAACGCATTTTTTCACTCACCAATGGCCGTTTGCTACCGAGTGTTTGTACGGTAGCTATCTGGCAAATCAGACAGATTTGTGACTATTTTTACAAATTAGCCACAGACTTCTCTGATTCTGAGTTGAGAGATGCAGAAAGGCGATACCTTGAGACTGAAAAGTCTCTTCGTGAACGCCAATACGATGAGAAATGGGTAACCGACTTAAGGAAAAACCTTCGTTATTACCCTTCGTTCACCAACACAGCTTTACATGCCATATTGGAAGAACATCGCCCTCGCTACGGTCCTGGCACTTTCTGTGCTACTGGCCATGACGTATATACCACCTACTCGGTGTATAAACGTTTACCCGGTAGAACCATCGGTACCTGCCGACGCGATCAAACACCTTTCCTTGGTTACTTCAAAGCCTACCCTTCATCGTCCGAGAGCTTAAGCACTCACGGTAACGAAGGGAAATGCTCTGAAGTCCTCTTTGTCCCTAAGGACTCTCGCTCTCCACGAACGATCTCTCGGGAACCTTTGCATTTGTTAAGGATGCAAATGTCGTTCTTTGATTTCGCTTCGAGTGCGCTTGAGAGGGATACCTGCCACCGGATTAATTTCCGGGATCAAAGTATTAACCAAAATCTTGCCAGAGAGGGTTCGAAGACCAGAGGTTGGGCAACTCTCGACCTGAAAGACGGCAGTGACAATGTCTCTGTTGATCTCATCAGGAAGCTTTTCGAGTTTTGCCCTGCACTATCCTATTTTATTAGGAGAGTGCGGTCTACCCATACTTACCTTCCTTCTGGGGGAGTAATCCCCCTCCGGAAAGTAGCCGGCATGGGTTCGGGATTAACTTTCCCGATAATGGCTTTCCTCATCCACATTTCTGTTTGCACACTAGTTCAGCGTCGCTTTCGATTAAACTACAGAGATGTAGCTTCGAAGGTGTACGTCTACGGGGACGATCTTATCGTTCCCACCGGCTGGTACACGACAGCTGTTGAAGCGCTTAAGCGCTCTGGGCTACTAGTGAACAGTGCTAAGTCCTTTATTCATTCTCACTTTCGTGAGTCATGTGGTGGGGACTTTTACGATGGGCAATCCGTTACTCCGGTGCGTTTAAAACTCACTGGGGCAAGGCTACCTCGTGTTGGGATATGCGGAGACGTTTTATCCCTACGCTCGGAAGAATCTCTTTTGCAGCTCGAAAGACACTGCAGAGAGCTTGTGCTTTCAGGCCTTGTAGCCCTAAGCAATTACTACTACAGTTGCCTTGAAAGGCGCCTTGGTAGTCTTCCGTTGGTCTCAGGGGTTTCTCCCATTCTCGGGAGATATACACTTTCGACGTGCGAAATTGGAGACGATGCCTTCAAAGCATACGTGCCAATCCCTGTTATCGAAAAATCAACAGAAATTTGCGAGTGGAAATACCTGGGTGGATACTTGATTCCAACCAGGGTCCCTGAAGAGGGCCATCTGCAGAACTTCGGTGAAGTAGCCATTCCTCGAAGAATTAAACTCAAGAAAAGGCTAGTGTACGGGCACACCGCAAGGGGTGTCGAGCAATCCTAATTGCTCTATCTGGGGGTACGTATACGAAGGATTATTTAAAGCAGGTGCTTAAACAATCCCCC